ATCCGCCTTCGACGGCGCGCGCAGATCTCGACCGCCGCCACCGAGCGGGCCACGCGGCGGCGGTTCCGGCCCCGCCCCCACCGGCCTCGCTGGCCGTGTCGTCCGCCTCTACGAGCGATCCCTAGAAGGGCCCTACGATGTCGAGCCGCCTTCCGTCGACGCGAACTCTCCCGACGCTGAGCCCGGCCGAGGTCAGCCAAGCCGAGGCGAAGATCTCGGCCTTGCATGGCAAGCTGGCTCCGGTGGACGGCCAACCAACCCGCTTCTGCGTGCCGCTGGCTATGGCGGCCACGACAGCGGAGCGTCGCGCGCTCTCCGCCGTCGCCGAGCGGGTGAGGGCTGAACTCGCACCCAGCCCACGGCGCGACCACGTCGATGCGATGGTGAGCCGGGTTCTCCTCGGATTCGAGCAGGGACGCGGGCGGGGTGCGGAGGAGGAGGAGGTCCTGATCTCCGAGTACATCTCGGCGCTGAAGGATCTCCCCCTCGCCGGCATCCACGGGGCGGCCGAGCGCTTCCGGAGCGGCACGACCCTGCTGCCCTGGTCGCGCCGCTGGCGGCCGTCACCGGCCGAGTTCGCCGCCGAAGCTCGCGAGGGGCTGATCCCGCTGCGGGCGAAGCTCGTCCACATCCGGCAGATCCTCGAGGCCGAGGTTTACGACCCGCCGACCGACGAGGACCGCGCCAAGGTCCAGGCCGCGGCGGCGGCGTGGCTGAACCGGGGAGGCGACGCGGAGCCCGGCCGCTCTCGTCCGACGCCCGAAGCCGTCGCTGCGGCGCGTGAGGACGTGCTGCACGAGCACGGCGCCAAGTTCCGCGAGGTCGCTGTCGGCTCTCTCGCGCAGCTCGCCGCGCGGCTCGATGCCAAGGCGGCGGCGCAGAAGGAACGGGCGGCATGAGCGCGGCCCTCGCCCTCACCGATTCCGCTCGCCTCGTCGCCTCATGGCGGGCCGGCGTGCTCAGCCTGCCGGACGACCAGGTGCCCTGCCCCGGCATGATCTGGACCGAGCGGGGCCCGGCCGGACGTTCCGGCGTGTGGCGCTCGGTCCGGAAGGCGATGCTCACCTTCGTCGACGATTGGGGCGAGTCCGCCGCCGATCTCGGATGGAGCACGGAAGCGCTGTTCGGCGTCCACCGCGCGGCCGGCGCGATGCGGTCCGACAGCACGGGCGCCCTCGTCTCGCTCTATCCGCGCCGCTGCATCGCCTTGTGGGAGCGCGAGATCCACCTCGAACGCCGCGGCTCCATCATGGTCGACCGCGGCCTGACCAACCCTGCCGACAGCGTGCCGCTGTGGCTGTTCGCGGCATCGCAAAAGCGAATTGCGCACAATACTCTAAGACAAAGCATATAAATCAATGTAATTCATTTTGCGCTTTCGAAGCCTCTGCAGAAAGGACTTCCATATGGCCAACAATGCGTCCGAGGATCCGCCTGATAATAGATCGATAAAACTTGCAGTTGAGATTATCAGTGCCTATCTCGGCAACAATGTGCTGCCGTCCAAAGAGCTCCCGGCTCTAATTGCTGGCGTCCATGCCGCTTTATCCGGCATCGGGAAAGCTCCAGCTGCACCTGATGCAGAAAAAATCGAGATCGAAAAGCCAACACCAGCGCAGATCCGCAAGTCTGTCACGCCAGATGCGCTGATCTCCTTCATCGACGGTAAGCCGTACAAGACGCTGAAGCGGCACCTCGCAGTGCACGGCCTTACTCCGCGTGCCTACTGCGAGCGCTACGGCTTGCCAGCCGACTATCCGACGACAGCACCGAACTACTCGGCCCAGCGATCGGCGATGGCCAAGGGGTTCGGTCTCGGACAGAGGCGCGCGGGCTAAGCAGCAGGCGGCGTGACGACCTGATAGGACTGGAAGTGCCCTGCCCGTCAGAGTGAGGCGGCGGGGCACTCCAGGAGGGAGAGAAGACGATGTACGTGCGCATCGGTGCCAATGGAGGAAGGCGCCAGATCAAGGAAGTGACAGCAGTAAAGGCCGATGGCGGCGTGTCAGTTTGGATGAAGTTCGACTACGGCAATGTCGATGATCTCTACATGCGCATTGACGCCGAAACGCTTTCAGCGATCGTGAAGGCGGCGCTTACAGGCGAGACGACGAAGGTGCCTGCTGATCTTGCGGAGTCTTCCTCCTCCTAATGAAGCCCCGCCTTGCCGGAGGATATGATCCGCCCCAGTACAATGCCGATCCATGGACGCGGGGGGACGTGGAGCGCTGGCTGAAGGCGGCCTTCCGCGCGATGCCGTTCACGCCGATTTACGCCCCACGCGGTAACACCCTTCAGTCCGCTGCCGGTGACGTGCCAGACGCGACCTTCGACATCGTCGCCTTCTCCGGCACCGTGCTCGGCGACAAGAGCGAGGATCGCAAGGCGGTGCTCGTCTGGGCGCGGGCGATGGCCACGAAGGGACAGGTCGGCGGATCGATCGCACAGTTCTGCCGCGAAATGGACTGGGAGCGCAGCACGTTCGATCGCCGCCGTATCCGTGCCTGTGAGCGGATCGCGGTGGCGAAAAACGAGTTCGATAGGTGTTGAAGCGCGGCTCTCTCAACACAGACAATGTGTACTAGAATTAGATTATTGTCGATGCTTAGATTTATATAGCTCGTCTGCCGATGCGAGAAATCTCGAAGAAAGGCAGCGCATTGCTGTGATGCGACGATTGTCTTGCTTCGATTTATTTTCGCTGAGCTCTGAAGCAGATGCCGTCATAGCTATGTCGGCCGCTTCGTTGCTTAGGCGTTCGGCCAACCTCTGCAAGGATTGAGGTCCTGTATAGCAAGACTCGGCATCATTTTTGATTAATAACACGACATCTGCGACCGCCGGATCAAGCTCTGCGTCCCAATACTGCGCGTAATGCGACACAACGAGTTGGCTCTGTCCGAACCAATAGTACTCAAGACCGGTCAATTTGGGGGCGGTCATATGCTCCTCCTAAGCGCCTTGCGGCACGTTGGCAAAAAATGGAATGTGACTCAGACCACCAGTCTTAGACTTAAATATCATTAGGATATTTACTGCTTAGACTGGCTGATCTTTTGCTTTATTTCTTCTTGAATGGCCACGTCGTGGTATGACAAAGGGTTGCAGTCTTCCGGAGAATCAAATTCCACGATAGCGTTCGTGTTGGCTGATTTCATGAGCCCATCGAACGCCTTAGTCCTCGCGCTAGAAGCGGCACTCTTCCGCCTGTCGGAAAGTAGATATAAATTACTTTTCATGGCTTTTGGCTTCCTAAGGCGGTGAATATTTGCCGGGTTCACGCGATATATGTCGTCATATAATTGCTGCACAAGGCTTCTCAGAAAATATAAGCCGTGATCATACCTTGTGTTCGCGCGGATATTTGCGGTCAAGGTCTGTCGTTCTGATACGCCGCATAGGAACAATTTGCTCTTGACACTGCGGAAGCAGCCAGAGGACGCAAGGATTGCCGAGCGCCCAGACCGGTCGCGCTCCTTCCGAGGTCTGGCTCGTGTCCGTCGCCGCTTCGTCAATCTCGATTTCAGCCGCCAAGAAGAGCCGCCACGCGGCCTCGTCTCGTCGTCCTGCCCCTCGCCTTGCCCGTGATCTCGCGGTGGTGACGGGCAACCGGGTCGTGCCATGCCCGTACAACGCGAACGAGCGCATCGCCGTCACCGTGAATCGGCACGTCGATGTGCTGGCGCGGGAGCGCTCCGCCGGGCGCCTGACCGAGGCCGAATTCCTCGTCGGCCGGCTGTGTCAGGAGGCATGGGAAAAGCAGGCCGGTGCCCGCATGGGCCGCCGCGGCTTCGATCCCTCGGGCTCGCGGGATCAGACCGTCGCCCACGAGCTGTCGATCATCTACGCGCTCGACGATGCGGCGAAGGTCGCCGCCTTCAACGACCGGGCGGCCACGGCGATTGGGTGGACCGGCGTCGCGGTGCTGAAGCGATTCCTCGTCGAGGGGCACACCTTCTCCACCTATGCCGGGCTCGGTGCCACCGAGGCTCAGATCAACAAGGTGGGTGATCGCTTCCGGGATCGGCTCAAGGATCTGACCGAGGCTCTGCACACCGCGACCGGGGCGGTGGGGCAGCACATCCGGGCGACGCGGGAACCCCGTTAGAAATCAGAGGTTGCTTGCTCTAAGGTGGTGTATCCTTACAGAAAAAGGGCCATAGCCTCGGTGATCTTCAGAGGTATGGTATGGCTGAGCTCAGCGACGTTCTCAAAGCCATCGGCCCGAATGCGGCTATCGTCTTCGCAGCCTGGATCTTCATGGGCTTCCTGCAACAACGTTACGACGCAGTTCTCGACAGATACCGTACGGCTGTCGGTAATTATCGGTCAGAAAAGCATGATATCTCGCGCACTAATAATTTGAAATCTCAAATACTTGCGTACAGACGTCGATGCCGACTAATGAGTCGAGCCTCACTTCTTGGCCTGATTGCAGCTATCCTTTTAATCGGTTCGCTCATCTTCGGAGCGCTAGATGTGATAATTCCGAATAGCGCAGCAATTGCGTTCTGTGGGATCGCAACAGCTATAGGGGGGTTCGTTCTAGTTATTGCCGCGACCGGCATCGTCATCGCAGAAGGACGTATCGTAAACCGGATGATCGACGACGAACTACGCGACGTGCCTGATCTTGCATCTGGAGCCGGAGGAGGCGTTCGAGATGACTGTTAATGAGCGCGTCGACGGAAAGTAGCGACGCGATTGATCCGCATTGAACCACTATTTAAGCGGTTTCTTACTCAAGCCACTAGAAAAGCAGCAGACGGTGCGGTGTCAGTGCTGATTGTGGATCAGCACGGCGAGCGGGCGGAGGAGGTCGTTGCAGCACTGGCTTGACCCCTGAGGCGAAACCCTGCATCTGATCAGTGTCGCGAGACGCGCGCCCGGGGCCTCACCGCCGCCGGGCGTTTTCGTGTCCGCTCCCCTCCATCACATCGCGAACCGCCCACCGGTCAGAGCGTTGCCACGGCAGACGCGGGCGGACCCTTGTGCCATGATCGGCCCCCGATGAGCGCGCACGCCACACTCACGGCGATCGAGCAGGAGGCCCGCGCCTTCTGCCGTCGGCGCTTCCGCGATCAAGCCGAGTACCTCGAAGCGAAGGACGCGCACTGCGAGCGCATCCTCACTCTCGTGAGCAAGGGCCGGCGTCAGGTCGGCATTCCCGAGATGCTGTCCTTCGGCACCGGCCGGCGCACGTTCGCCGGGCGGTCCTTCAGCGTCGAGCTGCGGATGCCGCGGGCTCGGAAAACGGGCTGATCCGCCGTCAACTCCGCTTCCGCTAAGTTTTGTTGTCGGAAGCTATTTCCGGTCGGTCGCAGCACACAGCGAACCGACGAAAACATTCTGGTTTCAATCTCATGCCCCTCCTGCCGGTGCCCGCCGCACCGGCGGGGGTTGTGTCGCTCGACCGTGCCAAAGCCTATGCGGCGGAGGCGCGGTCCGAACGGACCCGCAAGGCCTACACCTCAGCGTTCCGGGTGTTCGTGGCCTGGGGTGATGAGCGGTGGCTCGACACCCTCCCGGCACGGCCCGAGGTCGTCGCGGCCTACGTCGCCCATCTCGCCGATACCGGACGGAAGCCAGCGACCATCAACTTGCACGTCGCGGCCATCGCGGCGGCGCATCGGCTGGCCGGCTTCGACGTCCCGACAGCCTCCGAGGCGGTGAAGGCCACGCAGCGCGGTGTTCGCCGGACGCTCGGCACCCGCCAAACCCGCAAGGCGCCCGTCACCGCCGAGACCCTGAAGAAGGCTCTGCGCAAGATCCCGGACGACCTGTCCGGCGCGCGGGACAGGGCCCTGCTGCTGATCGGGTTCGCCGCGGCGCTCCGGCGGTCTGAACTCGTCGCCCTCGACGTCACCGACCTGGAGCGCGTGCCAGACGGCATCATCGTCCACGTCTGCCGCTCGAAGACGGATCAGGATGGACAGGGCCAGGAGATCGCGGTGCCGCGCGGCGGCAAGCTGAAGCCCTGCGACGCGCTCGACGCGTGGCTCGCGGCGGCGAAGATCACGGCCGGCCCGGTGTTCCGGCCCATCAACAAGGGCGGGCGGGTCGGCGCTGACCGGCTCACCGATCGCTCGGTGGCCGATATCGTGAAGCGCCACGTTAGCGCAGCTGGGCTCGATGCCTCGCTGTTCTCGGGACACTCGCTGCGCGCCGGCTTCGTCACCTCGGCGCTCGCCGCCGGGGCCGACGTCCTCAAGGTCATGCACGTCACCCGGCACACCGCGGTGACGACGCTCCAGAAGTATGACCGGCGCGCCCGCGCCTTCGATGACCACGCCGGACGCAAATTTCTATGACCGATCGCCCCGTCTCCCGTGACGAGGCGATCAGCCTCGGCCGCATCGAACCCGCGGCCACGGCCTACGGCGCGCACCTCCGCCGCAAGGGCATCCTCCGCCCGCTGCCGGAACCGGTCGCCCTGCTCGACACCACGCCCCGCGACGAGGCCAGCGCCGTCCTGGCGGAGGTTGCTCGCGACGTTCTCACGAGGATCCGGCTGTGAAGTACATCGCCCTGCTGCGCCGCCTGCTCGCGCCCACCGCCGAACTCTCTGCCGAGGCGCCGCGCGTGATCCGCATCGGCCGTGTGCTCAGCAATGGGTCCGGACGCTGATGCCGCGCCTCGTCGCTCTCCTCGTGCTGGCCGGCGTCGCTGTGACTGCGTCGGCCGCCACCCGGCCCGCCCGGCGCCCGTGTTCATCTTCCCGCTGTCGGGGACGAAGCACTGATGACCCGCACCGCCGATCCCCGCCCGCCGCGGTTCGACCGCGCGTGGCTCCTGTTCGGCGTGGTGCCGCTGGCCGTGCTGTTCGTGGCCCCGCGCCCGTCGATCGCCGCCGATGGCTTTCTCGCGATCGCCCTCGCCTGCCCAGTCGGCATCGAGGCGTCCGCCTGCTCGCGCGAGAACGCGACGGATATGCTGGTGCAGCCTGCCGGGCCCTTCGACTGCCTCAAGGTCGGCGAGGTCCTGGCGACGCACCTCAGCCTCGCGCTGGGAGAGCGGCACAAGATCGTCTGCGAGCGGCGGAAGGGCTGACACCACGCGAACCGATGGCTCAGGCGCGGCGTTGAGCCCGGACAGGAGGCGTCGATGTCTGCACGAAATCGATCTGTCTGCGCTTTTGTATTCGGCCTCCTCATGTCAGGCAGCGCATCTGCACAGGGTATGGCGCTCATTGAGCGGCAGGAGCCTCAGACGCCTAACATCGCAGGCACGCAGGGTTTGGCGCTGATTGAGCGGCAGGTGCCTGAACCGCCCCGCGCTGTAGATGACACGCCGGTCAAACGGCCGTGGATGCTGACTGGCCAAGGAGCCGTCCGAGATACCGGCGGCCCCCTGCCTAATCAGGCGACGGGACCGAAGCGCGAGCGCGTGGTGCACGACATCTGCATTGGATGTGGCGCCCGATAGAGACCGGGGCCGCCTTCAAGGTCGGCAGGGTTCAGGCGACCCACTCCCGTCTTACACCCGGCGAGCGGCGGACGGGCTGATCGACCCTCTGAGAACAAGGCCCAAGCAATGGCTTTCCAACCTGGGCAGTCGGGCAACCCTGGCGGTCGCCCGAAGGCATCCGCGCGCGTCCGTGACGCGGCTCGCGAGCACACCGAAGCGGCTCTGGCGGTCCTCGTGCAGATCGCGACGGCGGGCGAGAGCGAGGCCGCCCGCGTGGCCGCGGCAAACGCCATCCTCGACCGCGGCTATGGCAAGCCGACCCAGCCCGTTGATGGCGACGGCGAGGGCGGCGCGATCCCGGTCGGTCTGACCGTGCAGTTCATCCGTTCAGCTCCCTCCGATGGCAGTTGAGTTCCCGGAGCGGCTCGACTTCCTGTTCGAGCCCGCCCGCTACAAGATCGCTTACGGCGGCCGCGGCGGCGCGAAGTCGTGGGGCTTCGGCCGGGCGCTGCTCATCATGGGTGCGCAGAAGAAGATCCGCGTGCTCTGCGCCCGCGAGTTCCAGAACTCGATCGCGGAGTCGGCGCACGCACTGCTCAGCCAGCAGATCGACCTGCTCGGCCTCTCCGGCTTCTATGAGATCCAGGAGAAGCGCATCCTCGGCGCCAACGGGACCGAGTTCATCTTCAAGGGGCTCCGGCACAACGTCGCGTCGGTGAAATCGACCGAGGGCATCGACGTGTGCTGGGTCGAGGAGGCCCGCACCGTCTCGAAAACCTCCTGGGATGTGCTGATCCCGACCATCCGCAAGGAGGGGTCCGAGATCTGGATCAGCTTCAACCCGGAGTTGGAGGAAGACGAGACCTATAAGCGGTTCGTGAAGAACCCGCCCACCGGCGCCAAGGTCGTGAAGATCGGCTGGCAGGACAATCCCTGGTTTCCGGACGTCCTGAAGCAGGAAGCGCTCGACCTGAAGGCACGCGATCCGGCGGCCTACCTCACGGTCTGGAACGGTCACTGCAAGGTCGTGCTCGACGGCGCAATCTACGCCAACGAGATCATGGCCGCGACGGAAGCCAACCGCTTCACCCGCGTGCCCTACGACGGCACCAAGCCGGTGCACACGTTCTGGGATCTCGGCCGGGCCGACATGACCGCGATCTGGTTCGCGCAGGTCGTCGGCTTCGAGTTCAGGATCATCGACTATTACCAGAACCGGGGACACGCGCTCGGGCACTACCTGAAGCACCTCCAAGGCCGGCCCTACGTCTACGGTGAGCACTGGCTGCCGCACGACGCCACGAACGAGCTGCTGGGCTCCGAGCGCACGATCGCGCAGCAGATGGAGGCGGCGGGCTTTAAGGTCCGCATCACGCCAAAGCTCGGCGTCGCTGAGGGCATCAACGCGGCCCGCACGCTGTTCTCGCGCTGCTGGTTCGATGCGGACGCCTGCTCCGACGGCCTCCAGTGCCTCCGGAACTACCGGTACGACGTGGACGCGAACACCGGGCAATTCTCGAAGAACCCGCTGCACGATTGGGCCAGCCACGGCGCCGAAGCCTTCCGCTACCTCGCGGTTGCGCTCCAGGAGCCGACGGCCCCGCTCAAGCTCAATCTCGGATCGCGCCGCGGTGGCGGCTGGATGGCAGGCTGATGGCTCGCAAAACGACCCGCCGCGGCGCTCGCCCGGCCAGCGACACGATCGAGCTGCCCGAGGCCGCTCCTGATGCCAAGGCGGCGTCGGAGAAGGCTGCGGGCAAGCAGGATCTCGCGAAGGTGTTGGACACGGCGCTGAAGCGCTGGCGCCGCGCCGACGAGGCCGACCGGGAGAACCGGAGCGAGGCCTATCAGGATCTCGACTTCCTGGAGGTGCCCGGCGCGCAGTGGACGAAGGAGGCGAAGGAGATGCGCGGCGATCGGCCGTGCCTCGAGTTCAACCGCCTGCCGACCACCATCGCCCAGATCACGGGCGACATTCGCCAGATGCGCCCGGCCATGAAGGTCGTTCCCGTAGACAGCCGCGGCGATCCCGACACGGCCGACGTCATCGCCGGCATGGTGCGTTACGTCGAGAACCGCTCGGACGCGGCGAGCGCCTACTTCTCGGCCGCGGATCAGCAGGTCGCCGCCGGTATCGGTCATTGGCGCGTCGGGACCGAGTACGGCTCCGACTCCACTTTCGAACAGGAGATCCGGATCGCTGGCATCGGCGACGGCATCGGCGTGCGCTGGGACCCCGATGCGCGCCTGCCGACTCGCGAGGATGCACGCTTCTGCTTCGTGCCGGTCGACATGAGCCGGGACGTGTTCGAGGAGACCTATCCGAACCACACAGCGTCTGAGCTGGGCGACCCTGATCTCGCCGGGCTCGGTCTCTCCGAATGGGCCACTCACGACACGGTGCGGGTTGCGGAATACTGGCTCAAGCGGCCGGTGAAGAAGACCCTCGCCCTGATGCCCGACGGCGAGATCCTCGACCTGACGGACAAAACGCACGAGGACCATGCCGAGCGGCAGGGGCGGGCGGCAGAGGCCGGCGCCCGCATTGAGGAGCGCGACGGGCACCAGGTCGAGCGCTACCTCATCACCGCGACGGAGGTACTCGAGGGGCCGACGGCGTGGCCGGGCCGGTTCATCCCGATCATTCCGGTACTCGGCATCGAGATGCAGATCGGCCGTCGGCGGGTGCGCCGTGGCGTGGTCCGCATGGCGAAGGATGCCCAGCGCGCCTACAACTATGCCCGCTCGACGCAGACGGAGGTGGTTGCGCTCCAGCCTAAGGCGCCGTTCACCGGCACCGAGAAGATGTTCCGGGGCTACGAGGCGGTTTGGAATACGGCCAACAACGAGAACCATCCGTACCTGCCCTACAACTATGACCCACAGGCTCCCGGCGCGAAGCCGGAGCGTGTGCAGCCCCCCGTCGCATCCGCCGGCCTCGCCGAGCTGACCCGCGAGGCGGCCGAGGACATGAAGGCGGTGACGGGCGTCTATGATGCCTCGCTCGGCGCCCGCTCGAACGAGACCTCGGGCAAGGCGATCCAGGCCCGGCAACGCGAGGGCGACGTCGGCTCCTTTGTCTACATCGTGAACTTTTCGCGCAGCATCCGGCACACCGGCTCGGTCGTGGTCGACCTAGTCCCGCACATCTACGACACGGCGCGCACGCTCCGGATCGTGGGTGAGGACGGCAAGGTTGACCTCGTCCAGATCAACCAGGTGGCCGGCCTCGCCGACGACGGGCAGCCGCTCGACAAGATCCAGAACGACGTCACGGTCGGTGCCTACGATGTCGCGATGGAGATGGGCCCGAGCTACACGACCCGGCGTGAGGCCGCGCTCGACGGCATGTTGCAGCTGCTCGCCTCCGCTCCGGACCTGGCGCCCCTGACCATCGACCTAATCGCGAAGGCGCAGGATTGGCCGATGGCAGATAAGGTCGCCAAGCGCGTTCGGACCATGCTGCCGCCCCAGATCCAGGCGCAGGAGGCTGAGGAGAGCGGCGAGCCCGCGCCGCCGCCGATGCCGCCCTCCCCGCAGGAGCAAGCGGCCATAGCGCAACAGGAGCGCCAGCAGCAGATCGAGGCCGGTCGCCAACAGCTCGATATGGAGAAGCTGGCGGTGGAGCGCGAGAAGCTCCAAGCCGATGTGCTGAAGATACAGGCCGAGATCGAGAAGGCGCAGATCGAGGCCGAGGCGCGCGTCTTCGAGGCCAGTCGCCCGCAAGTGCCGGGCGTCGAGAGTGCCGCACCCGCCGCCGACCCGCGCCTCGACGCGATCACCGCGGCCGTCGCGCAGCTCTCCGAGGTGGTCTCAATGATCATGGAGGAGATGTCGACCGTCGAGCCCCCGCCGCCGGATCTGCCCGCCGAACCCGAAGCGCCGCCCATGGCGCTCCCCACCGACTTCATCGAGGCGCCTGCGGGCGCCTTTTCTTTTGACCCCGGCGCGCTCGGTCAGCCCGCGCCCGAGATGATGGGCTAGCCTGCATGACGATCTTCCGGATCGCCGAGCCGAGGCGGCAATCGCCTACACGGAAAGTGGGTACCCGAAGATGTGGCCGGGCAGCACTATTCTCTCGGCGAGGGGATGAATAGCTTTCACGGCTGATCGTCTCCCCGGACTCAGTTGGCTGCCATGCACGAAAGGTTGATAGATCGCTGGCATCGAGAGAACGCGTCAGCGCGCGCTTCTTTGTCGATCCTGCATCAATGTGTAACGGGCGCAGTTCGGGGAGCCTTGCTCGGGATCGTCCTGCTCGTCGCAATCTTCCTGATCGGCTGGCTCGGTCTGCTTTGAACGCACTGCTTCGATCCGCGCGCGATCCAATTCCGTAGGATCAAACTCCAACCGATTTGGCCATGCGAGGGGCCGCTTTCGACCCATAGAAGACGCTTGACACAGAATTTTAGCATCGAGGGCTCATGCATGAGCGGAGTCCAATGCTCAGCATAGCGGTGATCCAGAGTGCGAAATGCAGTGGACGAGCCTCAGAGCGATCTACGTCGTAGTCGGAGACGCCTGCCTCCGCTTGGTAGGCCTACAAGACAGAGACAAGCGAAAAACAGAGACCGTTCGTTTCTTGCTGGCCATGGCCCTCATGTGGCTGGTTGGAGCGGGGTATTTTGCCCAGAAGACATTCCGCGAATTTGAAGACGTGACGGTGCTGCGCACTGGGCAGCGTGTCGACGCGCGCGTGACACGCGTGGAACTGCTGTCGAAAGGTGGCGTCTCGGCAACCCTCACCTACGATAGCTCCGGCGCGGGAGGTCCACCCAACTGCTCGCAGTATGTGTCGATGGGTTATCGACCTTCGTGGTTGTCCGATGGGAAGCAGATCACCGTCAGCATCCGCCCTGGTTCGTGCACTCGCCCTGTGATCTGGACGTCCGAGAAATGGCCTTGGATCTTCGCCGGCATCTCGGTCTTCATATTGGCCTACAGTTTCGTCATGGGAATGGCGTGGATCCGATGCGTCCGGGACGGTTCCAAGCGACCTGACCAGGCGCTCCCGTGACACTGCCTGACCTGACCGGCTGGCTTTGGACCGGGCTGATTGAGAGGATCAGCCAGGACCGAAGGAGTCGGACATGCGGCGAGGACAGAAGACGAGCGCGGAGCAGGTCGTTTTGAAGCTGCGCCAGATCGAGGTGCAGACAGCTCAGGGCAAGAGTTTGGCGTTGGCGTGCAAGGAGGCGGAGATATCCGAGCAGAGCTATTACCGCTGGCGCAAGGAGTTCGGCGGCCTGCAGGT